CCGCCCGCGTCCGATTTGCCTTCCTTGCGTTGCCATGCTGGACTCTTAGCCATAGAACACCGTAATATGCGTATTGGCCCCTAAGAAAAGTCGTATGCCGTAATGGGCAAGAATACCTTCTCCGGGAATATTTACGTTATATGCAGTTTGATTTGACGCATCTAATTGCAGTAGTACGTCATTGTATACAGTGACATTTCCGCTGGCTGCACCAGAATCGGCAACAGTAACAGTAAACGTATTTGCAGTAGCCGCTGTTTGAACTTGATATGGGTTGTCTGTTAAATCCCAATCCAAATAAACCCAATCACCCGCTTTTAGACCGTGATTGATTGCAGTAATTGTTGCTGTTGTAGTGGCTCTTGCGTAAGTCCCGCTAATACTAATGTTGTCAACCAAAACAGTATACGCAGTAGCGCCGGAAAGTGGAAAAACAACCGCTCCCTTTAAACGAGTTCGGTACGGAACCATCAAGCCGGAAACCCCGCCATGCTGTGATTTAACGTCATATTGCATTGCCATAATCAATCTCCTTTAAAAATGGGGCCGAAGCCCCTTGGGTTGATTAGGAATCTGCGAAGGGTGTAGCAACAATGCCGGAACCAATAACGTTTCCAGTCACCATGTACTTGTCAGCAGCAACTGCAACAATTTGAATCCATGTGCCTGCAACGCCGCCGGTAGTTGTACCGTTCAAGTTGATAAAGTCATTGGAAGAACCGTTGGCAGTAAAGCCAACAACTGCGCCAGAGCTATCAGAATCAACAGAGATCACAGTGCCAACGTACAAGTCGCCAGAACCAGAAGTTGTACCAATCTTCAAAGAGCTTGTAGAGATGGTAGTAGGAACCCAGATTGTGTAAACAACGCCTTCGTTGTTAGCTGTGCTTGGGTCTTGACCGGGGCCAGATGTTGTAGAGTTTGCTGAAACGTTGATTGCTGGCAAAGTCAAAGTGACTGCTGCTGCCAAAGAACCACCAACAGCGATGATACGACCGCCGTGAGCTTCTGGGCTTAATGTGGTGCTTGTTGTGATGTCAACAACAGTAGCTGGGCCTTGTTGATAAATGCCGCCCAATGAACGAACTGGGCCTTGAAACGTAGTGCGTGCCATGATGTATTCCTTACATGCAAGTTTGGGTGTTCTGTCTGCATGTCGTCAGCCGGGACTGTCAGAACACCGGATAAGCCCGGATTGGGAACAATATACAACAAAAGAAAAAGGGGCACAAGGCCCCTTTTCAAATATTTCCAAAGAAATATTAAGCGCCGGGTGAACCGAACACGCCCAGTGGGTCTGACACACCGAAGCTGTAACGCTCACGGGACTTGTAACGAACGTTACCTGTGTCAAAGTCACCGTCCATGCCAGTAGACAAGGGGGTACGAACAAAGTGCTTCAAACCATTAGGTACATCTGTACACAGGAACCAAGCATTGGTGTCTGTCAGGTAGTGGTTAACAGTGTAGCCTTCAGGGATTGAACCGTTGTTCTTCAATGCGTTGATGTCATTGTCGGCTGTAGAAACGCGGAGTTCGGTTTCGAGCAAACGTGTAGCAACGAACATTAAAGAAGGAGGAACGATCAACTTACGGGGCTTAGCAGCGATCAGCAAGCTACGCTCATCTGTCCAAGCAGCGATCTGAATAACAGCGTTTTCCAACGATGTTTCGTTCAAGTCGGCAGCGGTAGATGGTGTATTGCTGTTGGTGCCACCAGAGACCAGTGGGTGTGCTGTCGAGAACAAAACTTGACCGTCACCATAAGTGGGGCCACCGGCAAAGCCGTTGTTCAAGATTGCAGCAGCCTTGACCTGCTTGGTGTAAGCCATACCACGGGCCAAAGCCTTGGTATAACGTGAAGACAGGCTGTCGTACAAGTTATCTTCCACAGCTTCCTCTGTGATGGAGAAGCCCATCGCAATGGTTTCGTGGGTGTAACGTGCAGTCCATGCTTCCTGTGCGTTGTCATAAGCGATGGCAGAACCCTCGTTTTTGACTGGTGCAGCAGCAAAGCCAGACAGCTTTGTCTCTTCTTCAAAGCTACGCTCAGAAGTCTCTGTTTCGTAGATTTCTTTGTGCTCTTCGCCGTATTTAGCGTACTCAAGACCGAACAAAGCGTTCAAGCCGGGGAGTAATTCTTTGAGCAGTTGTGCGCGTGAAATAGCCATGATTTAGCTCCTTAGATGCCAACGGCGTTAGTGAAAGCGGAAGCGCCGGGATTGAACTTAACAAACACTTCAGTGTAAGTATCAGTCAATGGGGAAGCGAAACCGATGATCTTAAACGCAGCGGCAGTAGTAACTACTGTGCTTTCCAAGGCGCTGGTAGAGTTACCTGTACGGGTGTTACCTGTAGAAGTAGACTGCGCAGCAGCAAAGAAGGTGTTTGCGCCAAGAGCGGCCTGAGTTACTTGACCATCCAATTGAGCTTGGAAAGTCACGTTGGGGTCAGTGATAACGTAGGCTGTAATAGGGCCGCCGTTAGCTGTACCAGAAGGGTAGTACTGACCGTAGATTTGCTGGCCTTGTGCGTTGATGTAAGATGCACCAACAAACACGCCCCAAGCACCCATACTGTCGCCACCAAGGTTATTGGTAGTTAAGTCTGCGCCGGTAGCGGTGGACAGAGCGATATAACCGTCAGCGCCAATGATAACTGCTTGTCCAAAAAACAAGTTAGTTGCTTCACCAGCGGGGTCGATTAAGAACTGACTCGTAGCACCGGCATATGGCATACCGTCGTTACGATTTATGGCTCGTAGGCCATAGGGGGTATTGGTCATTGACATTTAAGTCTCCAAAAAAATTAAGTACCTTTTCCGAAAGTGACCGTGGACTTACGTTCTTTGAACATAGGCATCCTCGGATCATTCTCGCGCATGTATGTATTGTCAACTGACTCCATTTGAGCATCCGCTTGTTTGCGGTAATACGCATTACGTTGTTCAGTAAACTCTACAGGTGTTTTGCAAAGCAAGAGACCACCTACCTCGATACTGTCTGGAAACTTTGCCGCAGCAGAGCTAAACAAACGAATCTCGGGATGATCAGAAGCTCTAACGGGTTCCCAACCCTCGGCAAGCTTAGAAGAATAATTGGTTCCATCGTCTTTACCTTGTGTAGAGATACGAATCCACCGATATTTGTAGCCCTCTTCCGCGATTGGATCGGGAAGAAGTTTAGGAGGCATCCATTGTTTTGGACGTTCCGCTACTTCGCGGGTAGATAGATCACGACTAGGACGTGCAGATTTTTCCATAATTATTTCCTCATTTCTTCAGCAACCTTACGGGCGTACAGTTCCAAAGGAACTCCCAACCGCTTGGCGAGATTCACTTGCGTCTGCGTTAGTACGATCTTTTTAGGCGCTGTACTACGGGTAGCCGGTGAAACGACATTGGACTTGGTTCGCTGAGGTTTCGCATCAGCGGATTCTCCGGCTCCAACTTGGTCGGGGAATCTTTCACGGATGTCAGTGTCGATACGACGATAGTATTCGTCACTGCCAACCCTAATACCATTCTCAACAAGTTCCTCATGTAGCCCTAAAGCATATGAAGTCATGCGTTTGTTGCTTCCAAACCACTGATTTTGGTCTTGCCACGCTAGTAGTTTTTCGTCAACGGGCGCTGCCTGTTGAGGTTGTGGTGCTATTTGTACAGGAGTTTCTTCCTCTTGTAAAGGGGCAGGCTTAAAATTATTTACTTTATCTGCGCGGATTCTGGCGGTAGTGAGTGCTTCCTGAGCATCCAACAACTTATCAGCATCCCCAGACTCGTAAGCTTCTTTATAGAGCCGTTTAGCTTCTTCAATCTCGGAGTTAATGACCTTCTTGGCTTGTTCCAAGAGGACACTCTGCCCTTGATTGACTGAACCTTTAAGTTTTTTGTTCTCTTCATACATTGCCTGAGCAAGGCGAAGAGCCTCTTCTTTTTCACGCTGGGCAGACTCTTTGGCTCTGCGTTCGTCGTGATATCCCTTAGTGAAGTGTTTAAACCTATTCTTGACACTCTCAGAGTAGGTTGCCAACTCTTCTTCTGTAGGATCTTGAGGAGCCTCTTTCATTGGAGTGCGATAACGATCCTCTTCCGGAGTATCGTCTACGACTTCAATTTCAGGCTTGTCGTCTTCCTCTGGGGTTACAACTTTCCCGCCTTTACGAAGGTTCTCTTCCTTTTCATCAGGAAACTCAAATTCTGTTTTTTCAATTTCAGCCATGATTTCTCCTTAGTTAGGTCGCTGGATACCGCGAGGGTCTTGCACAACAGCTTGAATAGAGTCGTCATTAATGAGTCTCCATTCAGTGCCATGAATCTTCATGCGGGTTCCCGTGTTAGGACGTACTAACACAAAGTCTCCAACCTTACAGGCTGGGCCTGAAGGGAATCGGGCTGCGTCTTTAAACGCATCTGGGCCAATCTTTGCTACAAATAGCACGGGGGATAGAAGCTCCTCGTGAAGAATTGCAGTTGCGGATTTAAGGATCCCTGTTTGGCTGTACTCATCCTCTGCTTTGGGAAGCATACAAAGGATGTGGTAAGTAGCCGGATCGGGTACTTGTTTGGCTTTCTCTTCAGGGGAGGTGTTAAGCACTCCACTTAGATCAACCGCGCTGACATCAAATTCAGTCATCTTCATAGTCTTTCGTTTTACGCACAAGGTCAGCAAGTTCATACTGCGCGGTTTGCAGACCTCGGATTGTCCCGCACAGTTCTTTGTAGTGATCGTGGGATTTAGCACCACCCTCACTAACAATCGTGATCAACTCCTTGACGTGTTCATCAAGTCTTTTGTTTAAAGCATCAAGAAGTTGGTTCATCATTTATCTCCGGTACGTTTTGCATTCAACATCATTTGTAAAAGCTGTTGTTTAGCCTGCAAATCCTGCGTCTGTTGGTTGTGTTCCAACTGTTGCTGATGTTGTTGTTCAGCCATACGCATTTCTGCCTGCTTTTTCATGGCATCTACTGCGATGTCTTGCTGGGCTTTTTGTGCGGCAGCGGCAGGGTCTTCCCCTTGTGCGCCTTGCATCTGCGCCATTTTGAGTTGAAGCTCTGCCTGTTTAATAGCCAAGTCGCCTTGAACTTTCTGCGCTTTGGTTTGAGCATCTTGTTGCTTGATCTGCAACTCGGCTTGCTGCATCTGCATGACGGGGTCTTGCATTTGCTGTTGGGCTTGCTGTTGGGCTGCTTGGTTCTTGTTGATGTCCAAGAGTTGTTTTGCCGCCTGCGCAACAAGCTTTGAGAGTTGCACTTCCACATCCTCGGGCATCTCAATGTTTGGCATTGGCAGGGTAGCGCCAAGACGTTGCTCAATTTTGGTTCTGTACTGAAAGGCAATGTGTTCAGCTACGTGAGCCATGATTGCAGCCTGCATCTGTTGAGCCATTGGGTTTTGTCCCATCTGACCCATGACCATAGGATCCTGCATCATTGATGTATGTACAGCAATGTGTGCGTCGTGATCTTGGTAAATGAATGCTTTAGTAGGCTTTCCAGTCAAGAACGCCATGTTCTCTGAGATTGGATCTCGTGGTGTTAGATCATCATCTACAGGCACAAGTTTGTCTGCATTCTTAACGCCTAAGACCTCAATCATCTGGCGGTGCAGCAAAGGAAGGTTATAGATCTGTGGAGCGCCTTGAGCCAACTGAATGACTGCCTGATACTGCATGATCCTTTGAGCCATCGTGGCAGAATTAGGATCTGACACGGGGATAACATCCACCATGTCATAGTCTGCACGTTTAGCTTGGGGTGTACCAGCCACAGGCGTGTAGTCGTAATCTTCCGGCATGTAGTCACGGATGATTTCTTTGAGCAGTTTAAACTCTTGCTTCATTGAATAATGAACACGAGCCTGCACCGCAGACATTGTCTTAAGCTGGCGCTCAAGTAATGCCAAAGTTGTACCTACGGGCGAGTTAGCTGACATATCGCTGATGTTCATATCTGCGATTGAGCCAAGTCTTCTGCCTTCGTCTGTGATCTGGTTCAAGAGAGCCAAGAGAACCTGCGAGGGTTCCTTGTATGGCAAGGCCATGATGTTCTCTTTGACAGAACCACTTGGAACGTCAACATCACGGAACTCACCCGGCTGGATGGGAGTGTCATCTCCTTTGATCCGCAGTCCCCGAGTCTTCAAACCTCCGGGCAGATTAGACAGCGTACCCGCGTCTACGAGTTGACGAATGATAGATGTACCCGCACGGGCATAACCACCGATCAGGTGGATCAAGCCTAGACCATAAGCACCAAAGCCGGGAACATAGGTGTACTGGACAAAGTGCTGGCGCTTGAGTTTGTGTTTGTCGTCTTCATCCCAGTTTCTGCGGATGGAGAGAATCTCAGTTGTACCGCGCTCTAAGGTAATGACGTAAGGAAGAGCAATGCCGTCCTCATCTTCATAACCGGGAAGATCGTAGTCTACGTGGATCTCATAGATCTGGTAGCGGTCGTCGTCATTGAGGTTGTAGCCTTGGTCTTCGGCTTTCTTTTTTTCTACGTCAGTGTAGAACTGAAGAGGTTCGCCAAGTTCCTTGTCTAAGTAGAAACCCGATACTTGAAGCTTACGGATGTCATTCTTTGTCTTGCGCATGATGTGAGTCACACGCTCGGATGTCATGGCGCTTGAGGCTCCATAAGGAATAATCACATCCTCTGCGGGGATGAAGATAGAGGCTTGACGGCCCAAAGAAGGATCGTAATAGACCTTTTTGAAAGCTGCGCCAGCTAGACCAAGAGAGTACAGAAGGCGCTCATGCTCTGGTCGATACTCAGGCATTCCCTCTGTCAGTCTGTAGTTCATGTCATCTTTGACACGCTCCGCAGCCTCTTCTTTAAGTTTATCAATTGCACCAATGATTTCCGTTTTGACAGGGCCTTGAGCCGGGAACGTTTCAATAATCGTTTCACTTTGAAACCTGACCGCTGCTTCAGTAAGTACTGTAGAAAAAACTCCACAGGCTCCGAGCCAAGGTTCTGTTCGTTCTTCATATTTCATTCCTAAAACATCAAGACCTTTGACATACATCTCCACCCACTCTTTGCGGGAGTTAACGTCAGTGTCTACCATGCCAATCAAATCACTGGAAATCTTTTGGAGTTCAGCATCATCCATGTACTCGGCAAGATTGTCTGAGAAGTCTTCTTCTTCAGTCTCAGGTAGAAGGTCAATCTCTACGCCGTCAATACCAATCTTGAGACCCTCGGGATTAATAATCTCAATCTCCATTGCCGGGGCATCGTCCATCTCCAATGCATCTAAGCCTAATGGAGCGGGATTTAATGATTTTTCAATACTCATATTGTTCCTTAGTAGTACTCTACTTTTCTGCGGTGGTAAAAAGGCTCATCTTCTTCATCAGAATCGATGGAGATGAAGCCTCCCAAGCGAAACCGCATCAGAGCCTGACTGCTTGAGTCAACAAGGTCGTCGTGGTCTCCATTAGGGAAAGAAGCTAACTCATCCATCACTTCTTCAGCCCATCGGGTCTCAGGACACCACACCATGCCAGATTCAAACAAAGCAGAGATAGCGTTTACACGCGATATCTTATCGTTTCCTTTGCCCGGCGTATACTCCGCGACCGGAATTCCCATCTTTCTCATCTCGTAGATCAAGGGAGCGCCTGCTGCCCGCTTCTCAACGATTAAAGTGTCGGGTTCATATTCCTTGTACATCTCTAAAGCTTTACGTTTTAGATCAGGAAACTCCATACGCTCTTTAAGAGCGTCCAGAAGGATGATGTTTGCTTTCAAATTTCCCTGTTTGTCGGGATGTTGAAAGACACCCCACGTCGTACAGGCGGAATAGTCGGCTCTATTATTCTTTTCAAACGCAGTATCCCAAGATTGGATGATGTATTCGCACTCAGGAGGTCGTTTTT